TGTTGTGTCCCACCAAAGTTGTCCTTTAATAGGATTGATAGGTGAATTAGCATTACTAAAGTTCTCTAATAATTTTATAAAATTTTCATTAAATGCTTCACCGTATCCTGTATAATTTCTACCTACTAATGTAAGAGATGTACTATTAACATCAATAGTACCGTCAATTAAATCTACTAGTAACGTGCCGTCTGTTTTGTTTAGTTTATACGCCATTAAACTTTCCCTGTGTAAATTATATAATTTAAGGACATAAACGGACTTAGTGTTTCCATAGCCTGCCCTGTGGTTCCAGAAACTCCGCCACTTGTTGTTACAGCCTGCCCTGCATTTTGTCCTGTTGGTGCATCAAAAATTATTGATGACGCAGGACTGTTTACACCTTTTTGTGCATCTAGTATTGCATAAAACTGTGTGCCTTCAACAACTAAATCGTGCTCGTGATCAGGTAAATTAACATTTTGTATAGTTACTGTTTCTTGACCGCCGCTATTACCTAACTCACTACCTTGTAAGCCTGTAACTCTTCCTGCACCGGTTCCGCCCATATCATCAAGTCCCATTACAGTTCTACCACGCATATCAGGTAAAGCAAATTTTGCTACTCCAAGATCACTCAGTAATCCCGACTGCTTATAAGTAAATCCAATTACATCGAATAACTCAGGATAATCTGCTTGTAATACTTCTTGTCCGTAACACAATAACCAAAAACTAGGAGCAGTAGTACCTGCATAAGGCATCATTACTCCTGGAGGATTAACTGGAACTGTTGACAGTAAATCTCTTCTACTAATCCTGTATAAGCCAACTTGTCCTTGAACTCTGTTTAATAAAAATTCATCACTAGCGTCAGCGGCATTTGTATAAGTTTTATTACTGATAAAACTATTTGCAACGGTAGTTTGAAATGTTTTTGTAGTTCCGCCTGTTTGCCCGTCAAAGATAATAGTAGGCGCACTTACTTCTCCTGCCATTGTAAAGTTTGTAGCACTAGATATTTTGTCTGCACTTCCTGCTCTACCACTTACTTGCCCTGTAACGTTACCTGTAACATTTCCGAAAAAATTAGTTGCATATATTCCTGCATATTTGTTTGCTAAAGAACCTATGTTACGTGAATTTGTTACATCTGGAATAACATTTCTTGTTTCTGTATCGCCTATTACATTTATAGTACCGCCAATATTAACATCTCCTGCAAAACCAGCGCCACCTTTTACAATTAAACTACCTGTTCCAAAGTTTGAACTTGCTGTTGTTCCATCAATAGTTATACCTTGACTTACTTTTATATTTCCTGTTACATCTAATGCTTCACTTGGAGCCGTATTATTAATACCAATATTCGTTGTAGAGTCAACACGCATTACTGTTTTTGTTGTACCTTGATCATTTACACGAACATCTAAACTTGATCCGCTTGTGTTATGACTTATAACACCAATTTGCCCTTCAACTCCTAGTGCAACTTGGTTACCACTTCCTAAAATAATACCATCATCTGTATTAACTTTTAATTGGTTTGTTGTTGTACTAACTACATCACCACGTAAAAAATTTGCCGCTGGAACCTTAGTACCAGCAACAACTAAATTTTCTGCTTGCTCTGCTGGTCCATAAAATCTTGGAGCGCCGTCTCCTGTGATGTCTGCTGTGCTTAAATTGACACCTGGATTAATTTGTCCAAAGCCATTTATTTGTGCTCTTGGTGTAAATGTATCTGAACTTATTATAGCCACCGGCTTTGCACTTATTTCAACTTGTAGTGCTGAATATTCAATATTGTCTTGTCCAATAATTTTTACAGGACTAACACCAGTATTAAGTCCGCCTGCATAATTAGGACCAATTAGAGTCCAGCCTGAACCTGTATAAAGATATAATTGTTGATTATCTGTGTCTACCCATAAATCTCCAGTAACGGATTGTGCCGCTCCTGGTTCGTCAATTGCTTTTTTCAAACCTCCACTTGCTACCCAAGTTGTGCCGTCATAAACTTTTAATTGTTCGCCGCCAGCAGTTGTATCATACCATAACTGTCCTTCAACTGGATTTGTTGGAGCACTTGAGTTTGCAAAATTTTCTAAAAGTTTTAAAAAGTTTTGATTAAATTCAACACCATAACTTGTTGTATTACGTCCAACTAAACTTAAACTAGTTGTTACGTTGATATCATTGTCTTCAACGGTTATGCTACCTTTGTTTGTTACGTCAGTGAAATTAATTGTATAAGGCATCTATTATACTCCTGACAAACTTTGTACACGCACTGTATAATCAATTTGAACTAATCTGTTTAAACTTTTTTGTACAGGGTGGAAAATAACATGTGTAATTAATCTACCTTCACCTGATGGACTATAACTTTTAAGTCCTAATTCATCAAACACATAAAGGTTTTCTGTATCTGTAGCAGTATCAAATGCATCTTGACCTTCTGGTTCACCATAGTCTAATAAACAAGTTACAACAATATCTGTATAATTTGTTCCGCTTACATGACGTGTTTCTATTTTATTTCTTACAGGATCTGTATTACTTGTACTCCTATCATCTACTACTTTTGTAAATGTTTGGTTATACAAACTTGCATTTGTTCCTGTTGAGTTAGGTGTAAGATATGTAATTACTCCTGTAGGATCAACACTTGTTCCTCCGTTACCAAAACTCATTTCATATATCATGCCTTGACCTTGATTTGCAAGGCTTTCTGCAAGAGCAATACTCATATTTTCATAGTGGATAGCATTACGCTTATCAACATACACTTCACCAGTTTTAGGATCGTGTATTTTGATATGTCCTTTAACTACTACTCCGCTTTTATCATTTAATTTGTCTGTCATGTTTTCTCTCACTGCTACTGTATTTATTTAGGTAATTCCGTTGTTCTTGCCTTAAGAAACTGTGCAACGTCATTTTCTGCATCAACTAGGCTTTCTCCTGCATTTGACCATGTTTGACCCACTCTTCGAACCACCGTAACCTTCTGATCTTGCTCAGGTGTTACTGCTAAATTCAATGTACTACCACTCAAAGTGAATTCCACTGGCAATGTTATATCACCTTCGGCACTATCTTGTGCAATAAACCTAGTTACAAAGTTTCCTGCACTATCTTTAGTGTCTACTTGATAACTACTTATCGCATTTTTACGAAGTCTTTTTCCAGCAACAAATACTTCAAACTCATCAACGCCCTTAGTAGGAGTAAAGTCTAAATCATATGATGCTGTTGTACCATCTGCTGTAAACACTTGTGTAAGTGTTTGATCTTTATAAGGCATATTTTCGCCCGGACTTTGATCAATTACAGAAGTTCCTGAAGCAATAAATGTGTTTACACCTGTACCTAATGTACCTCTTCTAATTTGACGTAAACTATTACCTTGCTTCACGTAATACTCAATTCTTTCACCGTTAATAAACACAACGCCTGGAATTTGTTTCTTTTTACCTGGCTCAGGTAATTTTGAAGCGTCTACTATTTCAATTCTAGTATCCCACCAATTCAAGTCTTGTGCTAGTTTGTACTTATTACTATCATCCAATCTCTTGTAGTGAACCCGGTTCAATATATCTTTGAACTGTCTAAATCCGAATCTATGTGTAAGTTGCTCTTCACCAAACTGTATAATCTCTATTTGATCATTTTTATTCAATTTTTGCAATATTTTTACGTGTTGCTTATCTTCAGGCACATAATAATCAACATTTGGTGCTAATCTAACACCATTTACAATTACCCATACATACTCTGAATCTTGCGATGGATTTCTTAGTTTTACAAGTCCGTTACTTAAATTAATATATTCTTTGAAGTTTGTAGTACCAGGAACAAGTGCCACTCTACTTACTAGATCATATTTAATACGCTCAAAGTCTTGCAAGTCGTGATTACTAAATGATGTAATTCTAATTGACTCACCTAATCCTGGGGCTGTATCAAAATAAATTTTGCTTCTGTCTTGTAAAAATCTAGTTGTACTATCTGCACCAACACCAACATATCCAAACGCATAAGTTCCGTCCACGCTAAAAAATACATCTAACTTATCATTAACTGCTCCAACTCCTGCTGAAAGTTTTACACTATTGTTTGAACTGTCCCATCTGTATTGAATGTTCTTTACAAGCAATTCATCATTTAAATAAACTTCTATATCTTCGCCTCTTACGCTATTACTGAAAAACTGCCATTCTTGTATCTGATACTCTCTAGTATTTGCATTTGTAATTGTAAATTCAGTATTGTAACCTGCATCAAGTATACTATTGTTAACTTCAACTATAGCGTTTTGTGCAGTAGGCAAGCCTCCTACAAGTGCAGGATTTACATCAAATATTGTTGTTGATCCATCTCCTACAAGAGTCTGAACAGTAGTTGCACTAAAGTTCTTAGCAGTTGTATAAAATAATCCATAATCTACAACTTGTCCTGATTGCGGTGCTGTATCAAATGTAATTACAAAGTTTTTATTTGCATCTTGTGATAATCTAGAAGTAATTGACTCACCGTTAATTGTTACATAATGACTTACACCTGTTTGATATTTTATGTTTGTTGTGTATGTATTTGTACTGCCATCTGCAACAAATTTGTTAATATCTAAAATTTTCTGTCCACTTATTCCTAAGCAAACAATACTTAATACTTTTCCTGTTACTGGTGCAGTTGTAAAAGTAATTGTGTCATTTACATAATTGATTGTGTAATCTGTATTAGCGACTCTTACATTATCTAATGTAACAAAAACTGCTTCACTATTATGCGGGTGTATACCTATATTATAAGTTTGTGTGACTCCATCTGTTTGGAAAAATTGTGTTTGGACATTACTTGTTCCATCATCTGGTCTATGGTACACTTGGATATCAACTGTGTCAGAAATTTTTCCTGGCACTAGTTCCTCTGGTCCTGTTGTTGTCATTGGTGTTATAAATCCGTCACCGTCAACAATTATATCACTTGCATCTATACCTTTAGCGTTGCTGTAACTTAATGATCCGCCTGAAAGTTGAGTATCATAACTTGCAGGATCAGGTTTGAAACTTCCATCACTTGTGCTTTTTCTTATAATGAATATATCATCATCTTTAGATGTTATTCCAAAGTTTTGTATATTAATTTCTGTAATTAACCCATCACCTATAATGCTAGGCATTACAGCATTAGGGTTAGTAGGATTGCTAGGAAAATTAGTATCATCTAATCTTGTGTTATTTTTATATACATTATATACAACACCATCTTCCAAAGGTTTAGCAAAAGTAAGAATTGCTGTAGATCCGTCTAAGTAAAAAATAATATCTTCAAATGTATTATCATAAACATCATATGCTTCAATTCCAAAACCTTTTGTTTCAAAACCTCCTGAACCAGTGAAATCAAAACTTTTAACTTCTACTCCACCAAAATCAACGCCCATCATAAGTTGTGAAATATCTTTACCAATCATACCGTCTATTGGTTGATAATAACTTTGCACTCTATCTTGAGCAGTAAGTAAGTCTGGTGCTAATTCATAATCTATTTTAATTGCTTTTCCTGTTGCTGGCGGTAAAGTAAATGATATTCTACCTTGTTTTCTAGTATATCCTTTAGTATTATCTTCGTAATTTGTATATGTGTACTCACTTTTCAGTAATTCAACTCCGTCTATGTATATTTTTACTTTTGCACCATTTAGGTTCATTGGCCATAATAAGTTGTATACTGATGTTGCACTGTCTCCAGTAAATGTTTCGGATCTTGCAACTTCTAAATAATAAGGGTTGCCACTTATCCTATCAAACCTAGATATTACATGTGTGCCTCTAACTTTACCATTACCTAGGACTGCTCTTGCAGTTGCTTTTGTTCCGCCATCTTCAACACTTCCATTTAAAATAACATCCGGTGCTTTTAAATATCCATTGCCTGTAGCAGTAACTTCAATTTTAGAAACTTTACCACCATTTAAATATGCTTGTGCTTTTGCTCCGCTACCGCCGCCGCCTTCAATACTTACTATTGGAGGTAAGGTATATTTCGAGCCAGTATTTCCTACACTAATTTCTGTAATTTCATATCCACTATTTTCTAACCAATGCTTATCAGGATATTGTTCTGTTGTTTTAGGCGCACTTGAAATTAAGTTGTTTCTTACTTTTGCTGTACTGCTTGATATTCTCTTTTGTCCAAAATTATATCTTGGAGGTAAATCAAAGTCAGTAACTACGCTATTAGTAGGATCGATTTTTTCATAATTAGAAACGTATTCTCTAATTTTTGTTTTGAAAGGTTTTACTTCATTTATATAATCTTGATAATTATCAATATTGTCATTTTTAAAAGTTACTTTTTGTGCAAGTTCACCTACATTGTGTTGTGCTTTTATAAAAGATGTTTTAAATGCCCAATCAATATTAGGTTGTTCACTAAAAGCATAACGTATACTAGCGATAAACAATTCGTTGTAATGAGATTCTAAGTCATCAACAAAAATATTATCTCTTAAAGTTTCTAGGACAACTCTAGATTCTGTTACAGGTTGACTATCATAAAAAGTAGTATCAAATGTATCAGTATCAAATCCTGTTCTATTGATGCTTGTGTTGTACAATTTATTACTGAATTGTATTGTTGCATTTTGTTTACCTATAACTTTATAATTTTGTGTGTAATCTTCAGTTTCCAAATTAGCAATTTTTTCTAACAATAACCATCCGCCAGATCCAATTGAAGCAATTTTTACAGTTTGTCCTACATCATTTTCTAATGCAGATAATTGATAACTAAAATCTATTAAACTATTAATTTCTGTAAATGCACTGTATCCTGGTGCATACCAATCTGCATAGTTCCAGTATAGATTTGTGTCAAAACGTTGACTTACTGTTCTGTTCCACTTTGTGCCATTATAATTGTATAACGACCATTTATTTGCAACATTTGAATCACTGCTTACTAATACAGTAAAGTTTCTTACTGTCAATGTAGTGTTACTATCATATCCTATACCAGGATCAACAATATTAACTTTTGTAATTTGTCCTAATTCATTTATTTCAGACTCAAGAACTGCATCTCTACCTATACCGTCTATTTGTATTTGTGGTCCGATTCTTGTTCCGCCAACTGTTGAAACATATGTAGGGTCGACATAACCTCTGCCTGATTTGTTAATATCAACACTTGTAATTTTACCATCAATTACTGTAGCAGTAAGAACTGCTCCTTCCCTCTTTGCTACACCTACAAATGCTAAATCTTCAAAAGAATCAATTTTCACATCGTATCTACGTGAACTTGCTAGAGGTGCAGGATCGCTTTTTGTTAAATCGCTAATATCAAATTCGTCAACAATAATATTCTTTATTAATACGTCATTTGCTCTTTCAATAACTTGTTTGAACGCTTCAGCCTTATTAATAAACATAGATTGTCTCGGATTATTGTTTATTCCGTATTTTGCTTTTGCACTAAGTTTAGGATCTGGTACAAGTCTAAATTGACTGTCGTATCCGATCAAACTATCAAACCATTTTTTCTCAATATCTCTTGTTGGTTTACTTGTTCCAATACCTTGTGTTAGCATTTGATATTCATTGTGAATATTTTGATCTACATTATCTAAAGTATAATATCGTAAATTGAATGCAACATTGTTACCACTCAATAAAGGTTCACAGTTGAATAATACAAACCTGTCTTTAGCCATTAACCCAACAAACCTGTGTCCTTGTCCTACAGGATCTTCAATCATACGTTTGACATCATATGCTGTGATTTTTCTATTTGCAGTTGCAGGAACTATTCTCTTGTTTGCTACCCAATAATAGTATTTTGCTTTGCTTGTTTTTGCTATTGGATCCCATTTAAGCCTTTGAGAATATACTCCGTCACCATATCTACTTAATCCACTTACACCAGAAGCAATTCCGCTTTCGCTATCTGCTAAGTTATCCCATTCACTAGGTAATAAATCAGTCTCTACCCACTCATATACTTCTACACTGGTTCC